TATAAAAGTCCAGCGCGATGGAGTCGAAAGTGTCGCCGGCGAGCGCCTCGTAGATCATATGATCACGCGAATTGTTCACGCCGTTTCGCCTCCCACCATTGTTCGATCATGTCAAACATTTCATCAGCCAATGGGCGGAGCGTTTTCTCGATTTCAGCAGCGTTTCCTCCGGTAATCTGCGGCGCGAATACGAATTGCGGCGATCCCCCTCCAAAACCATCGACACCCAGCATCCGGGCGGTTTGGTTGAGCAACCCAAGGCTCCTGGGCGTGCGCTTGATTGGAATGGCCATTTCCGGGCCCGCCTCGCCAAAAATTGACGGACGAGTAGCAAGACCGCCCTTAGCGAATCCTTGGATCTTCTCCGTTGTTCCGGACGTTTGCTTTTGCGCTTCCAGCGCGGCGTCAATTTCGCTGGTGTCGAGCTTGGCGATGACCGGGATTTCCACGCCCGGGATCTTGTTCACTTTTTCAATGAGCCAGTTCAGTTGATCGATGATGAAGTTGACGCCTTCGTAAAACGCCTTCTTCACTCGCAACCATGTTTCAGTCAGGAACGACTGAACCTTGTCCCAGTTATCGCGCATCCATATGAACGCCGCCACGAGCGCGGCGATGGCCGCCACAACCCCAACGACGACCCACGTCATAGGGTTGGCCAAAATTGCCGAATTGAGGACCCACTGTGCAGCGGCTGCAGCCAAAGTACCAATTCTTGCGGCTTTCGTCGCTGCAGTCCACGCCCAGGTGGCCGCGGTGCTTGCGCCTTTTACGATGGCATCTCTCGCATACAGCGCTTGAAGATACGTTGTCGCGGCAATGTCTTTCCATTTTGCGATGGTAAGGAATTGTAGAGCCATTTTCATTCCATTGAGCATGGTTGTGACTGTATTTATGACCATCATGGTGGTCGTAACAGCTCTCCATGCAATCATCGCACCGACGATGCCAAGGATAGTTGGCTTAATGTATTCCCAGTTTTTATCAATAAACTGGAACACGCGGGCTGCTCCCTCGAAAATATCAACCAGCGTTCTAACGAATTTCCTTCCGTAATCGATCGCTGTCGGAATTCCCTGAATAACCCGGTCGAACAAATTCTCAATGACGGTTTGGATTCGACCGAGCATTTCCGGATCGTCCATGAAGCTCTCCATGAGCTCGTTGCCTCGGGCCAGAAGTTTTTCGAACGCCGGAATAGCCCCGGACATAATCCGGGCGGCAAGCTCCTGTATGTTGGTCCTAAACAGCCTGCTTTGGTTCGCGAAGCTGTCGATGTTTCGATTGAAGTCGCCCTGTGCGTCTTTGCTGACACTGAGCAAATAATTAAAGCGCAGGATCGCCTGATCTGCTGCGCTCATTTTTTCGTATGCTGTTTTGATTCCCCTGGAGAGCCGGAAGGCTTCCAGGTTGGCTACGCTCATGTTGATGCCGAGCTGTTTCAGCGGCTCGGTTTCGCCAGAGATGCCCGCCCTGATTTTCTCGAAAGCCTCATCATGATCTAGGTTGTAAAACGATGCAAAGTCAGCGGCCAGTTCAGCGATCTTCATAGACATGGGGGCAACGTATTGCTCGGTCACCCCCATGCTCTTGAACATGGCGCCTACAGTGCTGGCGTACTTCTTCGCGGCGAGCTCGGAAAGACCAAAGTTATTCTTCGCCGACTTCGCCCATTGATCGATGAGCTTCGCGTTATCTCTGAACGTCACGTCGACGACGTTCTGGACCTCAGTGAGGTCGGAGGCGAGCTGGAGGCCGGTTTTCCCGACCCACACCATGGCGGCACCGATACCCGCGGCACCAACGGCGACGCCGACCTTCATGGCGGTAAACGCCTTTGAGGCGATATTGCCAAACCATTTCGTCGACTCGCCCAGTTTCCGGGTCTGCCTGTCCGCCTCTTTCAGCGCCTTCTGCAGGGACGGGTCCACTTTCCCCGCCAGGACGATTAGCGCTTGGAGCTCGCGTTTTGACGCCACAGCCGCTCCGCCTCCTTCCTCTGTCGTTCTGCTTCATCAGCCAGATCCTCGTAGAATTGGCTCAATTCAACCAGCGGCATGGTCATGCACTCATGCCGCGTGGCGAACCTGTGATAAGCGAGCTGCGTGATGCACTGACGAACATAATCGTCCGGCATCAAGCCTCCGAATTCAGAAAGAAAAAATCACGGACCAGGGCTTCCGCCTTCGTTGCGTCCCTGGCGCTCATCCGGAGCACGTCCTCCGTTTCGATCGACGGATTTTCCTTCTTCACAGCCGCGGCGAAGAGGTACAGATGGTAGTCCGGATCCAGCTCCTGTACCTGCACAACGTTTCCGGCCTTCTTGTACTCCTTCGTGGCGTTGAACTTGTCCACGGCCGTCATGTCCTCGAAGTTGTATTTGAGTTCGTGAACCTCTTCGCCATTGATCAGGATGGGTTTGCTGAGCTTGAACACGCCCATGATAGAAATCCTCCCTTTTGGGTGAATATGGAAACGGCCCCGCGTCATTGCAGGGCCGTTCTGAGTTGCTGTGCGTAGTCCACTCCGTTGACCACGTGTTTGAAGTTGAGTTTGTCGATCAGAAGCACTTCCCGGCCGTCCACCAGCTTCCGGTAATAGGTGAGCTCGAATTCGACGGACCCGTCAGCCGGTGCGTTGATATCAACATTCCCTGGGTTGTAGGTTTTGTTCAGGCCGGTGCAGAACACCTTGTGTGTCTGCAGTCCGACCCGGACATTGTTCGAATCGAACACGTCCGTCACCCACACGATCTCGAACTGGATCGCCCCAGGACGGCTGAGGGTTGCGTAATTTGGGTTGTCGGCACGGAAGTTGATTGCAAGCGGCATGCTGCCGATCTGGCCATAGGTGGGCATGTCAATTTCGCCCATGATCCCGGCGCCTTTGATCGTATCCGTGAGCTTCTCGATGCTCGGCAGCGTGATGTCGGCGGAGTCGTCGATGAGAACGAGCTGGCCTCTTTCATTCGTCGCTTTCAGACGGTACTGAACCGTTTTGTTTGCGATCTTCATGCCGCTTCACCTCCGCCGAACAGCGTTTCGATTCCCTGCGTCGTGTACCGGACGCGGAACGTCAGCGACTTCGCGACCGGCGTGGTCGTGATGCCGACGTCAAAAACGAAGTCACCTTCGACGATCGAGCTGGTCGGGTTGCTGGTCTCTTTGAAGCTGATCGAGCCATAGAGGAGCTTCCCGTCGGCAACCAGACTGTTGAGCCAAGTGCCGGCGTCGTTCAGGATCGTGTCCACTACGCTCCGGTTCAGCGGGCCGTCGATCTGCGACATGTACCGGGCCTGGAAGGTGTTCGTGAGGTGCAACATCATCCGGATGCTGGCATCGAACCGCTTCTCCGGATCGATTTCGGCGCCGTATTCGTAGTTGGCATTGTGCGGGCCCCACAGCACCCAGATGCCGGACCGGAAGTTGAAAGTCGTGATTCCTTTTTCGTTCAGGCTGTTTGCCTGAAGCTCGTCGAAAAGAAACTCCGTTCCATTTGCAAGCACCGGCGAGGTGATGTCCACCTGCTTGTTCGAGGGCGAAATGTACGGGTCGCCACCGGCATCGATGTCGGTTTGGTGCATGCGGACCACGGCGATAGTCGATCCCCAGAAGATCCGGTCAACACTCTTTGCTTTCGGCCATACGACCTTGAGGATCTCGTCCGTGTAGCCGGTCGTCGCTTTCCAGTTGATCGCCTTCGCAATCGTGTCCCCGGTGGAATCGCTCGGCAGGTCAGCCACCACGACGGCATCCCAGTGACCATTGATTTTCTGAGCACGCTGCACAAGCGCTTCCTTCACGGTCTTGATATGCGTCCATCCCGGGGCCGCCAGAATGGTCGGGATCATCTTGTGCGTGACGTACACGAGCTCCACGACGTAGAAGCCCGTCCGCGCACCGCCGGTATTGCCGCCGATGATGTCCGTGGGCTGGACTTTTTCGACGTCCATCACGTCGAAAGAAACGGTTGTAGGGCTGTCGAGCGACGTGAGAGCGGTGATCTTGACACGACCATCCGCGTATTCCACCGTGTAATCGGTGCCTTTCGTCTTTCCGGCGATTTCGATCGACGACAGAACCGCCGGTTTGTCGATGTACCCGACGCCATTAACAATTGCCACGTCTTCGCTGTCCGCGGTTACGTGCACATCCGGATCCATGACGTTGATCACGACGATCGGACCGACCGGCTGGACACGGTTCCGGAAATGGGCATAAACCGCCTCGCACAGTGTGAAGTTCCTCCAGTCGTCGGAGTAGCCGATCTTTTCCTTTGCCTCTTCGAAGTTGTTGATCAGGATCGGCGTGTTGATCGCCGCCTTGGGATCGGCGAGTTGTTGCACCGGAGCCGTACCGATGTAAACAGGGAGCGTTGCGACACCCGTCATAGGCAGCGTGTCCAGCGTAAGCGCCCTCTCGCCGTAGACTCCGTGTTTGTATGCCACCCATGATCACATCCTTTCATCCAATTTCGAACAAAGAGCCTGGGATTCCCATGTAGGGGAGCGTGACGGCGGTCGCTCGGAAAGTCAACCACCCTGCCCAATAGCCGACCGGCTGCTGCTGGTACATTCCCCAGCGGAATGGCTTGTTGATCGACGTTCTACCATCCCCGATCCGGACAGCCGAGGAAAGTTGCTGGCGGCAGATAAAGATCAGGTTGAGAAGATCACGGTATCCCTGAAAGTTCGGCGTGAAGACGATCTCTTCTGGATCCTCCTCCGCGGGGGCATAGAGGCCCGGATTGTAGGTGATAAAGGTGATCCGGACATCGATGCCGGCGTCGTTCCCGTCATCTTCTCCCTCATCCATACCAATCACCATGGCAGGGATCGCCTTTTTGATGCCGTCGACGTCGAACTGTGCATCGTCAAGCGCATTAGGCGGCGGAAGCCAACCAATGAATACGTTCGGATGCATCAGCCGGTATTTGGTGATGTCGTCATCGTAGGGCACCTGGAGCTTGATCTTCGGGCTGACGTTTTGCACGAGAAAATCCCGAACGGCTTCCAGGATGATGTTGTCAATCATCCGCGATCACCCTTCACTTTCTGTAGCCGTCTGTTTAGCTCGTGATGCAGCCGCTTCTCCAACACCTCTTCCGCCGACCTCCGGATCTCGTCCGCGACCTGAAGGTTCTCGATCATCTGTGTCGGCGAAATCGTGCGGAGTACATCGATCGGGAATCGGCTCTTGCCGCGGCGACGGAAAATGTGCGTGTTCCCGTCAGGCGCCCGCTGTACGAATGCCGGCGGTGTCCCGCCCACTAGCTTTCTCCCGGCTGATTTTTTGATTTTCACCCGTGGCTTCCGCGATCTGGAAGCGAGGCCCCCGGGCAGGAACCGGGCGAGGGTAAAACGCCGGCTTCGGACAAGAATCCAGGCCCGCGGGCGGCTGAATGTAGCCTTGAACGACCGCATGCTCTGCCGGATTTCCTTTGCCGTGGCGTTGTAGTGCTGACGCACGATCCGCCCGGTTTTCGATTCCACGTGCTTCAGCGTCCGGTTCAGGGCGGCCGTGTAAGCGGCCGGCATTTGTTTCTGGAAATCCTTGAGCCCGTCCACGATCTTGTTCAGCCGGCTGGTGTCGATCGTAATGTTGCCGTGGAACCTCGCCATGTCACTCACTCCGATTTTGATTCAGGAGGATCTCATAGACGCCAAGGTGCTCCTTCACGTCCTCAACCATCATCTGCCGCCCATTGAAAATCTGGACGCTGCCGATCGAAGGTTTCTTCGGGAAAGCAGAAACCGGGATGTAGTAGAGGACCATCCCGGTGCTGATACCTTGGTATTCCTCCGCCGCGCGCTGTCGCAGGCGGTCCTCGTCGATGACGACGGTCTGCGGAACGCCGTCGATCGTGACGATTTCCGCAAATTCTTCTGTGTTAAAAAAGACGTTGCCGATATCCCGAGACACGTAGTCTTTCAGGTTAGGCATCGCCTTTCTTTCCCTTCTTCTGAGGCGCCGGCTTTTCAGTGGTCACGTATTCGGCGGCCCCATTTTCAACCAGGCGGGCCTGTGATTTCGCATCCATGTCCGCATCGGAGACCACCGATCCGGATTCGAAATACATCCCCTTGTGTCGGACCGGAATGTTGACTCTGATTGTCATCCGATCACCTCACGATCAGGGATTCGTCCAACTCGACGTTCAGAGGCGTGTTGTCGTCCTCTTCGGCGCTTTCCAGTTCCCGCAGTTTCTTCTCCAGCATCTTCACCGCCGATTTCCGGGGCTCCGGCTTCGATTTTTCAGCTACCAGTAGTTCGCGGACTTCCTCGGCCATCGCCGTTTCCAGGAACGCCCCCAGCTCCTTCAGGGACATCTCCGTTCCCCCTCCTTGCTCTTCCGCCGGACGCGGTTCAGCGGAAGGCGGAGAGGTGGTGTGTCATGGGCGATGGCCACCACTTCGCCGATCAGGGCACGAAATTGAGGTTCATCCTCCGATCGGACCGTAAAAACGGCGCCAGTGTCATACCTGACGCCGTTGTACATGACACGGCCCCGAATCACTTGGACTTTCATGACATTTACGCCTCCGAATCAACGACCAGGACGCCCCAGGCAGAGACGTCATACGGCACCGGAAGCGGCCGGGATTTCATGACGAGCTTCTTCGTCGAGTTTTCCCGATCGACGAACACTTGCGTAACGCGCGGGCCGACAACGGTCACGAATTCTTCCGATCCGTCCGGAATGATCGTATTGGCGCCATAAAGCCGCTCGCCGATGGCCTCAGAGGCGATGATCACGCGCTTCGGCTTGATGTAAGGCATCATTTTGTTTTGCGCGTCATCCCAGTACCAGGCGTTGTAGAGGAACATGTCCAGCCCGAGCTCCGGGAGATATCCAAGGTACGTGTACCCGTTGCCGTTCTGGGTGTTCAGTTCCGGCCGCAGGACGCCAAGCTCAGCGCGGCGAAGATCGAAATGATTGGTCATGAATTTCTCGTCATCGCGCAGGAGGTTCCATGCATCCTGTCCGAAGATGGCAACAGTCGGGTTGTACCCAGCCTGGCGGATGACGTTGACCATGTTTTCGAGATCCCGGTACTTCTTGGACTGATCGCTACTCCAGACACTGGTGCCGGTCAGTCGCTCGATATTGCTGAAGCCGAAATCAATCGTGTCCGTCCGGACAGCGGTGGCGGCGTCGTCAATGTATCCCGTGACCGTCACCTTCCCGGTTTGCAGAATTTCCGCGACCATGACTTCCTCACGCCGGGTGATCATGTCGTCCATTTCCTGGCGAAATTGGGCGATGTGATAGGCCTGCCGTTCGGCCGGCGACATGCCGTTGAAGACCGCCTCGCCCGGAATGCGCCTTTGCAACAGTTCAGCGTCAATCGGCTGTGCGATGTTGATGAAAGGAGCCGTGTACCGGTCCGTGTGGTATCCATCTCGATGGATGTTGACCGGTTTCGAGGCGTCCGTCATCACGAACGGCGCAACGCGCTGCCTGTTTTTGTAGACATCCATGAGCACGTCCTTCGTCTCGAAGGACGAGAAGGCAGAGAAAAACCGGTCACGCAGGAACGTCGTGACCGGCATCCGTTTCGCGAACGGCGCCTTCATGGTTTGGCCATACGTAATGTCGACCTGCAACCCAGCATTTTGGAAACCGTGAACGGTGTGGCCCGAAAAACCTTTGGCGATGTTCATAAGTCGCGACTGCATGACATTCAGAGGCATTGTATCCTTCTCCTTTCTAAATCAGTATTCATCCCGGTAGTGGATGCCCACAGCGCGGAGCTCTTCCGCATGCGCGGCCACAGTGTCGCCCTCGGCGACATACAAGAAATCGTAGCGGAAGATGCCCGTCTTCCAGGCGACCGCCACGACATCCGCGCTCGTCGCATCGACATCCTCGGCGAGCACAAACTTCGCGACCTGGCTTCCGTCGCTGCTTCCTCCATTAACCAGCCTACATTTACCGCCGTCCGTGACGACGCCGAGGACAGCGCCCTTGGCCAGCTTGCCTTCGCCCGAGGCGATCGTCACCTTGGTCGTGAGCGCCGGGATCTCGGTGCCGGCGAAGATGGTTCCGAATTCAACGGAACCCGCATTGATTTCAGCGTAAGACATTTGCATTCAGCTCCTTTCGGTTATTGGCGGATCGGCCCGCCGGCAAGCGATGCTTGATCCAGCATAGCGAGGAATGCGTTGATGCCGGCCGAAGTGGTCAGATCGATCTCTTTGTCGTGGCCATTGTTGGTCGGGACAAATCCAGGATTGACATTCCCAATCGCCGACTGGTTAGCCTCGACGGCCTTTTCGAAAAGGTTGTTCTGCCGCAGGCGGCCCTCCTGCATCGCCTTCAGCGCGAGCTGCTCGGCAGTCATCGGATTCGGGCCATATTTGGCCTCGTTGACCAACTCGGGATCGATCTGATTAGCGATAGCGTCGATGGCCCGCAGCCGCTCACGCTCCTGGGCGAGCGGGTCGACAGCGGTCGCCGCGGCGGTCGGCTGCGAAGTTCCTTCCGCTTGCGGCGCCGGAACGACGTTTTGAACATTCTGTGCCGTCGGCGTTTGGTTCGTTTGATTCAAGTCCACGTTGCTCACATCTCCTTTCTTTTTCAGCAGTTCGTTTCGGATCTTGTCGATGACTTGCCGAGGAATCGGCATCATAGCCGATGCGGCAATTTTCAGGGTTTCGCCCTCGTCGAACATGATTTCATCGACGAATCCCTTTTCAAGCGCTTCCTGGGCGTTAAGCCAGGTTTCCTGATTCATGAGCTTGAGCAGCTCGGCTTCACTGAGGCCACTTTTCAGCCGGTAGGCGTTGGCGATGGATTTGTTCCACCCCTTCAGCACATCCGACTCATGCGCGTGATCCCTGTAATCACCGAAGGCCATGGACATCACATTGTGAATCATGATTTGCGCAGTCGGACTGATCATCACCTTTTTCCCGGCCATAGCGATGACGGAGGCGGCAGAAGCAGCAATGCCGATGATCTTCACGGTCACATTCCCGGGATACTCTTTGAGGGCCGTGTAAATTTCGGACCCCGCAAAGACATCCCCTCCCGGGGAGTTGATGTAAACATCGAGATCATCCCCGCCCGCCTGTTCGATCGCTTGAATAATCTGTTGAGGTGATGTTGACTCAAATCCGAGCCAATCATAGACCCACTGGTCATCATTTGAGACGATGTAGCCTCTGACGTCGATCCTGGTCGGCATTTAGATCTCACCTCCTTCGCCGAGCGCCTGTTTCAGTTGTTCGTTTTCGCGGCGCAGGATGCGTACGTTGTCGTCGTAATTCATGCCGGTGAGTTCCGCGGTCTCGCGTTCGCGCGTGCTGAATCCTTCCTTCACACGCTTCGCAGCAGCCTCGACCTCTTTCGTCGGGTCGATCTGCGGCGGTGCAGGCCCGACCCAGTCCGCGCTGCACCATAGCTTCCGGTGCGCTGGATCCGTGAAAAAACCGGGCGCCTGAATGCGTCCGGTTGCAACGGCCTCGAAGAGCCACGTTTCGTATACCTGCTGGCAAAAGTCTTTCGCGAACCATTTGCGCCGGTCACGGAAGGCCCGCCAGGCCTGCAGCAGGGCAGCACGGCTCGCGGAGTAGCTGCTGTTGAACACGCTGAGCAGAACCTCATAGGGAATGTCCAGCGACGCGCCGGCGAGCTGCGCCATGGCCCGCATGAAAGCCTCGAATCCGGAATGCGGTCGCTTCGGATCGCTGAACACCACGTCTTCGCCGACGTCGAGGGCGTTGATCGTGCCAGGTCCCAGCTCATAGGAATGGATGCGCTCGGACAGCGGTTGGTGCCTGTTGTTCTTCTGGAATCGAGTCTCCGAACGGAGGCTCGTTCGTCGGTCCATTGACCTTGATGAACGCAGTGAAAAACGAATTGATGATTGCAGCGGTGATCTCGGCTTCCGTGTACCGTGTCATCTGCTTGATTTGCTCGATGACCGGCGCCAAGTACGGCACGCCGCGGTATTGCTCCGCCCGGTCTGGATCTGCAACAAAGATCACATTCGGAATGTCGACTGCCGTGTTGCGGGCCGGCACGCGCTGCCATTCCAGCGGCTTTCCGGTCGGCAGAAGGCTGTTCGGGTACTGGTTTGCGATCCAAAATGCGACAACCTGGCCGCTTGTGTCGACCTCGACACCGCTCATGATCGCCCCACCATTTGGCAGAGCCACGTAATCCGGGGCTGCAAAGTCGAAGGCCGGAAACTGCGAGAAAACCACACCCTGCTGCGGCGTACTGAGGCGGTCGGCCTCGATCAGGTGCAGGCGTAGGCGGTAAGGGTTTTTCCCATCCGGACGGTCTGCGAATTTGATCAGGGCCAGCGAATCGCCGTTCAGGAGCCATCCGGTCAGCATGATCCGCTGCGCGTCGTAGAAATCGTTCAGGCCGGTGTGGTCGATCTTCGATTCGGCCCACAGTTTGAATTCGAACTCCGTCCGGTCCTCCCAATCCTTCGCCTGCTGCTCGGTGAGGCCCAAGCGCTCATAGTTCAGCCGGCATTTGAGCTCAAGGCCTGCGCCCAGAATATTCGACTGGTTCTTCTTGATGGCGCTGGTCCCAATTCCGCCGGACATGAACAGGTCGCGGCTGCGCTCCCGGAGAAGCGGCAGATTGTACCCAACGTCTTCCTGCGGGCTGCGGCTCGTACTGATCCAGCCTTGCATGGATTTCTTCGTGCGGCTCGCTCCGCTGTGCGAATATCCGCTATTCGTGAACCTCCGCACCATGTCCATAGTGAGCCTGGCGCGCTCGCGCTTCAGGGCCCAAACCGGTGCCACGAATTCAACCGCTCGGTCAATCAGATTCACAAGTCACACCACCTCCTCACAGATCCCNNAGCAGNATCCGGAATGACCGGCGCCGGCCAATCCCCGGATGATCGAGCATGTTCCGCAGCTCGTCGCGGCGCTTTTCGAGCTGCTTGATCTCCTCCCGAACCTGGGAGAGTGTCGCCCGGGAAACGGACCGGCTTCCGATCTGGTATGATTGGGCCCCGTTCAGGATAGCCGCCTCGGCCTCGTAATACATTTGA